GACGAGGGTGCGGGCGGTCGCCGCCACGATCGAGCCGATCTGCACCATGAGGGCCTGCATGTCCTCGCCGCCCTCGCCGGCGCGCCGGATCGCCTGGAGGGTGGCGTCCAGGCCCTTCACCCGGATGCGGGTGCCGTCGAGGTTCATGGCGAGGTCACGCGAGGCCATGCCGGATCAGTCCTCGCCGCCTCGGTCGAGGACCGGCTCGCCGACGATCTCCCACTGCGTCTCGAACGTGAAGGTCGTCTCGCGGCCGGCCTCGCCGCCGAGCTTCGGGCGGGGCCCGACGATGGCGGTGCCCATGACGTGCGGCTGCGCGGCCGTGGCGACCGCGTTGCCGTGGGGGGCGTAGGTGAAGGCGACCTCCTCGCCGGTGTGCTCCCAGATGTAGGACCACAGGGACGCGGTGTCCGTGGACTGCACGGCGGCGATGTCGAGGACGTACTTGCGGGCACCGCCCGCCTGGGCCGCGTCCTCGAACGTGGTCACGTCGCTGTCGGCCTCCTCGTTGTTGACCTCGCAGCGGGTGACGTCCGCGTAGTAGTCGGTGCCGGGCGAGCCGATGGTCAGCTTGAGCTGACGGCCCTTGATGCGGGTGGATCCCATGATGGTCACTCCTTGGTGATCTCGGCGTCGGTGGTGATCTGGACGGTGGTGGCGAGGAGGGACGCCTGGTCGGCCTCCCCGGTGAGGGCGTAGGGCTGCTCGACGGCACGCACGAACCAGGAGTCCGTCGCGGCGACGGCCTCGAGGACGTGGCAGATGAGCGCGTCGAGGGCCTCGCCCTGGGACTCCGGTGCGCCGTACCGCACGACCGCCGTGACCTGGAACGTCACGCGGTGCTCGCCGAAGACGAGGCCCTCGGCGTCGTCGGTCAGGTACGGGGAGCCTGCCTCGATGACGAGGCACGGCGGGCTCAGGCGTCCGGGGAGCCTCGGGAAGGCCGGCACCTCCTCGGTGCCGATGACGGCGGCGAGGTCGGAGCGCAGCTGCGCGAGCGTGGTCATCACAGCCCCGTCGCGACGTACTTGGCGAGGATCGGGTAGACCGTGACGAGCGGGTCACGGGCTGGGATGGGCCCGCCGCCGGCGGTCTCCCCTACGGTGACGTAGGGGGCCGTGCGGCGGGCCCAGAGCTTGGAGCCGACCTCGAGGAGCACCTCGTCGCGGACCGTCTCGGGCACCGTGGCGAGGGCGTCGGCACCACCGACGTGGTCGGTGACGAGCTGCTCGGCGGCGTCGAGGCACTGCGTGAGCGTGTCCTCGTCGCCGGGCAGCGCGCCGACGTACTTCTGCAGGTCGGTCCAAGCGACGGCCATGTCAGTCCCCGGAGTCGAACTTCACGGGCACGACGCCGGCGGGGATCTCCGCAGCCACCGCGCCGTAGCGGTAGACGCCGTAGTCCCGCGTCAGGTTCAGCACCCTCTCGTCCTGCAGCTGCACGAGCGGGCTGTCGTACTGCCGCAGGGCGCGGCCGTTGACGAAGGCCATGTGGACGCCGGTCGCGCCGGTGTCGCACAGGACGGGCAGGCCGTTGATGCTCCCCTTGAGGCCGGGGAGGTTGACGGTGCCGACGCTGTCGCCCTCGGCGACGCGCAGGACTCGCTTGCCCTCGGTCTCGAGGGCGGCGAGGTGCTTGAAGACCTCGGGGCTCGCCACGACCGCCTCGGGCGGGAGGTTCACGGCCTCGAACTTGATCGCGGCGTCGATGACGAGGTCGGTGAGGGTCTTCGCGTCGAGGTCGTCGAGGTCGCCCTCGACGACGACGGCACCGGCGTCGTCGGCCACGGCGAGGCGGGCGGTGACGAGGGCGTTGTAGGCGGCGCGGAGGACCGACTTCTTGCGGGCGCCAGCGGCGATGGCCAGGGCGCGGAGCGTGTGGTCGAGGTAGGGGAGCGTGGAGCGCTCGATGACCTGACGGGAGAGGGTGCTCGTGCCGCCGTAGGTCTTGACCGGGGCCGTCTTGCTCGTGAGCTCGATCTTGCCGGAGGTGAGGTCGTCACCCTCGGCGGACTGCTCGTCCACGTCCACGCTGTTCGCGTCGAGCTCGCCGTACTCGATGCTCATGCCCTCGGCGGGCAGGACGCCGGTGGAGAAAATCTGCGCGAGGACGCCGGAGGAGGCGTCGAAGATGCGCGTGAGGTCGCCGACCCAGCCGGGCTTGACGACCGTGTCGGCGGTGGTCGCGCCCTCGTAGTCGCGCTGCATGAGCTGCTCGTACTCGGCGCGGGCCTCCTCGGCCTCGGTGCTCTTCGAGACGAGCGCCTTGAGGAGTGCGCCGGCGGTGCGGAACCGCATCGCGGGGGCGGGGGCGGGCGAGGCGTCGCGGGCGAGCACGAGCTCGACCTTCCGGTCGAGCTCCTCGTGGCTCTCGCGGATCGCGGCGAGCTGCCGCTCGAGGGTCTCGGTCATGATCGGTGTCCCTTCGGTGGTGGGGGTGGTGTCGCTGGCGGGCTCGGCGGAGCGGACGGCGGTGACCTTGGCGTCCTCGTAGGCGGGGAACGGCACGAGGCTCACCTCCCGGACCCTGATGCGGGTGCGGGTGATCGTGAGCCGGTCGGTCTGCGGGTCGCGGGTCTCGACGTGCTCGAGGGGCTCGAAGCCGATGCTGAATCGGTCGAGGACCCCGTCGCGGAGGAGGGTGTACACGTCGTCCCCTCGGGTGGTCTCGGAGATGCGGGCGGTGATCTCCCATCCCTCGTCGGTGTCGCGGTGGGAGACGACGCGGCCGATGACCTCGCGGTGCTCGGCGAAGAGCTTCACGTCACCGGCGTCCTCGACGGCCCCTCGGGCGACCTGCTCGAGGTAGGTCTCCCCGAGCCACCAGTCCCGCACCTCGACGGGGGTGTCCCAGGGGACGGCGATGCCGGTGACGGTCCGCTCGTCGAGGTCGGCGGATCTGATGTGGAAGGCTCGTGTGAGGAGCTCGGGCATGGTGGTGGGTCCTCTCACCCGTTGATCTGCTTCTTGGTGCGGCCCCAGGAGCACCGGTTGAGGGCGTACTGCCAGGCCCTCACGGTCTCCGGGCCGAGGGAGCCGTCCACGCGGGGGCGGTAGGCCTTGGGGTTGACGCGGGCCAGCGACTGCTGCAGGCCTCGGATCGTCTTGGGGCCGGGGTCGCCGTCGCGCACGAGCGGCACCCACCCCTTGACGCCCTTCATCTCTCGGTTGATCTGCCGCTGGACCCACTTCCAGAAGCTGCGCCGCTGCTTGGTGGTCCTCGGCTCCTGGACGCGGCGGCCGGTCGCCCGGCAGATCGCCAGCATTGTGAGGGGGCCGAGGGAGCCGTCCACGGCGATCTTCCGCCACGGGTACAGGTCGAGGCTCGGGGCGTACTCGAAGTGCCACGGCTCGTACATGTCCCGGCGCTTCGCCCACTCGGGGTTGATCCACCCGTGCTCGCGGCCGCGCTTGTGCATCCAGGCGCGGGCGGGCTCGGCGAGGTCGAGGGCGTTGCCCTTCTCGTGCAGCGAGGTGCCGGGCTTGGCGACCGAGGGCGGGTTCCTCTTGCCCGTGCGCAGCCATGCGTCGTAGAGGGCCTGTTGCTCGGCGCGGGTGCGGCCGGCGTCGCTGATGCACCCGCCGGGCAGGCCACGGGCCTTGGCGCGCTCGTAGGACGCGGCCGCGTCGTCGTTGAGCCACGCCGCCTTGCCGGTGCGTCGGTTGGTGTCCGTGAGTGCCCTCGTCGTCATGCGGTCACCTCCTCGTCGTCGGCCGGCGCTGGCGCTGCCGGCAGACCGCGCAGGGGCGGCAGGCCCTCGCGGGCGCGCACCTCGTCCACGGTGAGGAAGCCGGCGCGCAGCCCGATCTCGTGGGCCTCGTAGCGGGACTTGGTGTCCGTGCGCAGGAGCGCCTCGATGTTGAAGCGGGCGGTCTGGCCTCGGGGGAGGCAGTTGGTGAGCGCCTCCTCGATCTCGCGCAGGACGGTCATCAGGGAGAAGCGGACGAACTCGGTCCACTCCTGCTCGACGTTGCTGTAGGTCTGCGAGCCCCCCTCGATGGCGGCGAGCATGAGCTTCGCGGGGACGCCGAAGAGGCGGGCGATGTCCGTCGTCGAGAGGCGCTTGGACTCCACCCACTGGGCGTCCTCGGGGCGCAGGAGGATCGGGTCGTAGCGCAAGCCGTTGCCGAGGATGCGGATGCCGCCGTCGTGGGTCTCCTGCCAGCGCCTCTTGTACTCGTCGGCGACGGCAGCGGGGAGCTGCTGGTCGGTGGACAGGACGCCGGAGGGCACGTCGGTGGTCGTGGAGAACCACCTTGCGCCGTAGTCGCGGAGGTCGATGATGCCGGAGAGCTCGGTGCGGGCGGCCTGGATCGGCCCGAGCCCGAGGAGCTGACCGGGGCGCGAGAGGAGCTTGAGGTGCTCGATCTCGTGGGGGGTGTAGTCGTCGCGGCCGTCGTAGCCGAACGTCACGCGGCCGGCGCGGTCGCGGGAGACGGACACTGCGGCGGGGTCGAGCACGTCGAGGTTGATGATGGTGTAGCCGTCCGAGCCGCGTGTCTTGAGCCAGTAGGCGTTGCCGTGCAGGAGGAGCGAGGCGACGGTCTCGGCGAGGAACCTCGAGCGGCTGGCCGAGGCGCTGGGGCGGCGTGCGAGGATCGGCCGGTCGAGGAGGACCTCGCCGGCGCGCTCGACGTCGATGGACAGCTGCGCGGCGGCAGTCTGGTAGATCGCCACGGCGCGCCACACGTCGATGATGCGCAGCGCCATCTCGGGGGCGACGTAGCCGGTGCCGGCGGCTCGCGGCGGGGGCAGGATGCCGCCGGAGCCGCCGTCGGCGGACCGCTCG